ACGGCGGGGCATGGAGGGCTCCCTGCGTCGTGATCACAGTCGTTGTGATCACGCTAGCGTCCGATGGATCGGACACGCGAGGGCGCACGGGCGCACAGGGGGATCTCTTTACCCGCCCTTTACCTTCTTTCCTCCGCGCGGGCGAAGCCACGCCGGACCCCAGACGCGCACGCCGGAGGCGTGCCGCCCGGGGCGGCGCAGCCGCACCCTGGAGCGCAGGACGTAGAGCGCCGCCCCCTTCGGGGCGCGCTCGTGGTCCGCCGTCAGGCGGATGCGGAGCAGTCCTCGCGGGCAGTCGCCCGCCAGGGCCCTGCCGTACAGCGGCAGGCCCGCACGGGGCGCGTAGAGGACCGCCGTCCCGGCGGGGATCACCGCTTCCTCGCCGCCGGGGCGGTGTCGGCCTGCGCCCTGCGGCGCAGGATCTCGGCCCGCCAGAGGGCGTTCAGGGTGGCGTACCCGTCCAGGTCGTATTCCTCGGTCTCGCCCGAGCACAGGCCCTCAGCGTTGAAACCGTGCGCCTCGTAGGCGCTGTCGTCCAGTCCCAGCAGGGACTGGCCCGCGAGGTAACCCCTGCGGGAGCCATCCCTCTGGGCGTACTGCGCCGTCATGCAGTTCCAGCCGGAGGCGATGTCCAGCCTGTCCAGGTCGATCTCCGTGGCCCAGTTGGGCCACTTCTCGTCCATCAGCGCGACGCCGCGCGCGACCCGCGCGGCGTAGTCGATCACGGTCACGGCGTGACCTCGCTGTCCTTCGGGGCGTCGGCGACAACGCCGGCCGCCAGGGCCTGGCGGCGGAAGGCGTCCCAGACGTCGCACCAGTTGCGCTCGGACGCCAAGGCGTCCAGCTCCTCCAGCGGCGCGGGCAGTGCCGCCAGGACCTCGTCCGCCTCGTAGCAGAACTCGCCGCACTCCTCCGCGATCCAGCGGACCAGCGGAACCTCCGACGCCCGCAGGGCATCCCAGGCGGTCGCCCGCGCCGCCTCACGGGTCTTGTAGGAGTCCTCGCGGACCTTCCGGATCGCCCGCGCCAGCGGCGTCGCACTCCAGGCGCAGGACGAGCGGCAGGCCCCGGCGGGCTTCGGCCTGCCGCTCGCGCCCGCCGCCCGGAAGGCGGCGCTGTCGGCGGCGTCGCACTGGTCGGCGATCAGGTCATGGGCGGCGTCGGCCGCCTTCACGGCGTCCAGGTACTGCTGCACTTCCGGGTACATGATCGTTCCTCTCCATGGTTTCGGGGATGAACGCAGCCCCCTCCCTGGCATAGGAGGGGGCTGCGGTGACCACTTGGTTTGGGTTCAGGCTGGTCAGACCCTTACGGCTCCTCTTGGTGGATCTCTTGGATTGGAGCGAAACTCACCGGGGCCTGTTGTGCCAGAGGGGTTTTCGGCCCCGAGGGGGCGGCCGTCACCATGGCGTCCGTCTACGGTCCCGTGCCTTCGGCCGGATTCGAACCGGCGCGCACCCCTCTCGGGGCCGCTCTGGCCTCTGAGCTACGAAGGCGCCACCTACCCGCCGCCCAATCCCGGGAGGGTCCTCCACGGACCCCATCGGGCGGCGCCGTACGGTGGCAGGCATGAAGAAGCCCCCGGTGTGGACCGGGGGCTTCGGCGCGCGACGGCTTACCGATCGCGCTGCGGCACTTCCTCTGGGGCCGTGGGCCCTTCGATCGGAGGGAGGTACGGCGAGACCTCGCCGCACACCGGACAGGCCCAGCGGCCGTGCAGGCCGCGGACCTGAGTGCCGCACCGCGGGCACTCGTCCGTCGTGTAGTACGGGTTAGCGGATGCGTCCGGCATAGCCGGAAGCCCATCCGCAGTTGTTGCAGCGCCAACTTCCGTTGGGCTGCTGCGTCGTACCGCCGCCGCAGCTGGGGCAGTTCATGATCCCCTCCTAGACCTCGAAGGCCTTGGCGAACTCGATGAACGCGGCCCAGGCGGGCCGCTCGAACTCCAGGACGGGCCCTCCCGGGCCCTCCTTGCCGTCCCGGACGCCTACGGTTCCGGCGCCGGGTCGGGCGACGTAGACGCAGTTTTCGGGGTCGCTGTGCGTGGACTTGACGAAGGCGGCTCCGCCGTGACTCCCGAGCGTAGAGATAGCTCCTCCTCGATGTACTCGCGCGTCTCGTGCAGACTCAGGGCGCGCGCGACCATGTCGGAGTACGCCGCCCGAAGCCGTGCGATGTCTTCGGGCACGACGCTATACCAGCCGCCGATCATCGTCTCCAGGTGGGCGACCGCCGGTCCGGGATCGAGCTGGAAGAGCGAGAAAGGCTCGGCGACCACTGGCACCGGACTATCGTCCGGCATGATCTGGATCATGATGTTGCCGTAGTCGCGAATGATCCCGAGCAGGTGGCGAAGCTGTTCGGCATGGCCGAAGTCGTTCATGAGCGGGCGGCGGATCGCCGTCTCACCGATCAGGAACCACGCCAATGAGGGCGTGGGCTCCGCGAGCGCCTGCCGGCGCGCAAGGAAGGCCTCGCTGCGTTGGCGGCGACGGGCCACGCGGTGGCCCAGGTCGGCCGCCTCAAGGCTGGGCGTGTGCGCCTTGATGGCGCCCGCCGTGTATGTGGGCGCCTGAAGCAGGCCCGGAATCAGCAGGGGTGACCATGTGCGGTACGCCTCCGTGCAGCTGTCCAGGTCCGCCAGACGGTCCGTCGCCTCCGCTCCAAGTCCTCCGGAGACGCGGCCGGTGCCGCGCTGGTCTGCCGCCCTTAAGGCGGTCAACGCGCGCTTGGCGCGCATGTCTTCCCGTTTCATAGCTCCCTCTCCTGAGCTGGACTGCCAGTGTGGCGCACGTCACCGTGCGCCGTCATCCTCTCCAGGGGTGAAACCCCCCCTGCCCCTCGGAGAGGTGAAGGGCAGGGGGGATAACGAAGCCCTGCGGGGCCAGCAGCGTACCCGTGTCCCCACTCGGGTACGCGACAAACTCCACGGATCACGCGTGCTCCGCACGGCCGGCTGCCGCACGGCACCCTGCGCACACCGTGCGCAGGAAGTGCGCCCACCCGTCAGGGTGGGGTCGCGCCCTTTCCTCATCGGCCCTCAGGCCGTCCCCGTGCCCGCGTGGCGGGCCTTCCGAGCTGCGCTCGTGCTCTCGCATCAATCCACCCCTGATAGGGGCTTGGACCGCCGCTCACGCCATTGTGAGCAGCCCGGCACTGTCCGGCCCCAGAGGGGCGCCGGTCCCCGCGAGGGGGGCGAAGGGACCGGCGCCGGTCTGGGTGGGCAGGGTCAGGCGGGTAGGGGGTTGGCAACCGTGCCCGCCTCGGCCTCGAACGCGTCCTGGTCGTCCTCGTACGGTATGAAGCCGGAGCGCTCCAGTGCGGAGCGCAGGATGCGCAGGGCATCTTCCTTGTCGTCGGCCTCGATGTTGGCCACGACGCCAACCAGAGTGTTGTAAACGGCCATCACGCGCCTCCCGTCTTGCATTCGTGGCCGTAGACGATGCGACGTACGTCGCGCTCGCCGCCGTCACCCTCGCCCCACAGGTCATAGACGCACGAGCTGCGCCATCCGCAGGGCTCGTGTTTGAGGTGGTGCAACTCCCACCACCCCGAAGCGCGCTCCGCGCTCCAGTCCGGCGGGAGCCTCACTGCGCACCCCCCGCCAGGATGCCCGCGTAGCGGGCCAGCTCCTCGGCGGACGCCTCTATGGGCCTCTCGCCCTCCGTCGGCTCCCACAGGAGCCGTACGGCCCACTGAGGGGCCCCCAGGGCGTTGCCGGGGGCCATGGCGACGTGGCCATACTCGGCCATCGTCGCGTCGAAGCACTCTTCGCACATCGGCAGGCCGTCCGCCTTGCGCTCCGCGCAGTAGCGGTCGCCGGGCAGGCCGTAGGCCAGCTGGTTGCCGCAGATCATGGACCCTCTCCAGGGTTCGCGCGGCAGGGTCCTGTTACCCTCCATGTGATCTCTTCCTCTCCAAGTAGGGATCACCAGAGCCCCGGGGGTGGCATCCCCCGGGGCTCACTCGCGTGCACTGCACACGCAAGGGGGCGCACGTGCGAGACGTGCGCCCGATGCGTCGGCAGGGTGTTTCAGTCCAGCTCCGTCACCGTCGCTCGGTCGGCGTCGTTGGGGTGGAAGTTGATCTCAGCCGGAATCCGGCTGTCCGGCTGCTGCTGCGCGGCGATCAACTCCTGAAGCGCGAAATGCGCCGCCGCCTGACGGTTGGCGCCCTCCGGCACTTCCACCTCCACGCTGAACGTGCGACCCTCGCTCGTGATCTCTACGCGGAAGTTCGCCATGATCACGCCACCTCCACATCCCAGATGGTGCCGGCGGGGGTGAAGCTCACCTTCACGGGCACGTCCCGATACTCGGGGTTCTCGATCGAGTACCCGATGGACGCGTTCTCCCTGGTCCGGGCCACCGTGCCATCCGTGAACGTCACGCGGAAGGTCGGGTTACCCATCTTGCTCAGCTTCAGGCGCCCCAGCGAAGCAATCGTCTTCACGGCCTGCGTTCCGTCGCGCATGATCAACCCTCTCCAGTCGATCAGTCATGCTGGACTGCATGATCAAGGGGGCCCGCACAGTGTGCGGACCCGATGACCGTACAGGCTCAGGTCCAGTCGTCCCGACTGAGCATGATGGACGCGGCTGCGTCCTCCCACTCCTCAGGCGCCGTACGGCGCCACCATGCGCGGATGCGTGCCCAGCGCTCCGCGCGACGCTCCCGCCGGAAATCGGCGGGAGTCATGGCGCGGTAGCGCTCCGCTGCGACCGCAATCACGCGGTCCAGCTCCTCGGGGGACATGATCACTCGCCCTGGTCTGCGAAGATCTCGCAGCCCTCACGGATGTCCGCGACCTTGATCGCCCAGTGGTGGACGTCCGCCCCCTCCGGAGGCGAGAAGATCCAGCCGGCGGAGCCGTCCCGCCTGAAGGCGTACGCCGTGTCTCCGTCCGCAATGGCGGACAAGGCTGCCTCGCAGTCGCTGGCGACCGAGCGCCATGCGCACTCGCACGGGTCTCCGCACGCCTCGAACTCCGCGCAGTCGGGGCAGTGCCCCTCGCAGTTCTCGTAGTAGTAGTCCTGTTGATCCTTGATCCCGTGACGCAGCGCTTCAAGCGCACCTTCGACGCTGTCGAAGCACATCACGTCCGACTCGGGCAGGTAGCCGGGCATGTTGTGCCCGACGTGGATGTGTACGGCGGAAGCCGTGCTCTTGTCCAGGCTCACGCTCATGATCCAGTCCTCTCCTACTGATCATGTCCCGCCCGTGGCATCGGGCGGCGGTCCTGCAAGACCGATGGGGCGCACGTGCGAGACGTGCGCCCGACTGTCCGGCAGGGTCAGGGGCGCGTGATCTCCACGCCCATCCCGGGACGGTTCTTGCGCACCTGAAGCCGCAAGTTCATCTCGGAGGCGTTGAGCCGCGCGAAGCGGTCCAACGCGATCTTCTGCGTGTACACCAGATCACACGGCCGGTCGGCGTAGGTGATCTCCCAGGAACGAACGGTGAACGTGCCATCCGTGTTCTCCCAGTAGGTCATGGTGTTGCTCAAGTCTCGCTTCATGATCAGCCTCTCCACTGCTCATGCAAGCCGGCGTGGCATCGCCGGCTGACTGCTCATCAAAGGGGCCGCGGTACGGCCCCCATGACGAGCGGCGTCCCCGGAGGGACGCGCGCCTTGGGAGGTCAGGGGCAGCAGTCCGCGACGAACGCGGGCCAGCCGCCGATGCAGTGCCTCTGCACGTAGCGCTGCACGTACTCCGCACTCTCCTCGTACACGGGGTGCGTGTCCGAGGCGTCCAGCGGATTCACAGGGAAGCTCTCCGCGATCCAGTGACGCGCCTCCACGATCTGTTCTTCCGTGAAGTTGTTCATGATCTCTGCCTCTCCATAGGCTCATGACTGCTCATCAGGCACAGCCGGATGCCGTCCGGCTGCACTTGACGAGACAGGGCCCGCGCAGCTTCCGACCAGCGGATCAAGTCCGCCCGGCACTGCGCCGGCCCTGCTCAGTCTGTGTGTCCACACGTCTTACGGCGTTCGTGCGGTAGCCGGACACACCCTGGGGTGTGTCGATGTTTCACAGGCTCTAAGTCCTGCGAACGCCACCTGTGCCCACCCGCTTACCTCGCCGGGGAATCCGGCTGGTGACCACGGGCGCCATGTCCTGGCGTCCTCCCGGTGACGTGTCCGCGACTGCGGGTCCAACCGGTCCAAGATCCTGAAGTTGTCACGCCTTCCGGCCCGACCCTTTCGGGCCGCTCCGTTCGGCGTGAGACCTACTCAAGCAGCGTCCGGTTTTCCGGACAACCCCCCAACCGGAGACTTGACCAGTCCTTTACTCGACTACACGCTGACCTGCACTGATGTGCAGGTCAGGCCGTGCGGGATGTGGAGATCCCGTGAAGATCCCCCACGCCCGGCCGCCGCCGGGCCGGCCCGCAGGCGTCCGGCGCACCGGACGCAAGAGGCCCGCGACGGGCCCTGTGCGGGCGCGTGAGCGCACGGCAGCGCAAGGAGGGGGGATGGGCCCGGCGGGGCCGAGAAGTCCGTTCTACGCGCCATACAGGCGCATTGCCACCGCAATGCCCGAATCGGCACCGCGTGCCGTGCCACGGGCACGAAGTGCCACGGTTGCCCCGTCCGTAGGGGCAAGATCGAAGTTTCGCGCGTGCGCGCATAGGGGCCGGCGGAGCCGGCCCACTGGTCGGCTCACCGAGCCGACACATCCCCCCCTTCCGACGACGCCCCCCGGAGGGGGGCTGTCGGTCTCTCGCTCGGAGCTGCGCTCCGAGCATCCGGTGGGAAGGGAAGGCAGGGCTCCGGCCCTGCCTGACCGCCGTACACCGGCCCTGGGGGGCCGGCTCCCGGCGGCCGGCGGAGTGCTGCCCTCAGCAGCACGACAGCCGGGCGTCCGTGATCGAAGATCACACACGCCCATATGTGCGGTGCGCCGCACCGCACGTGCGCCACCGGCGCATGGTGTCCGCCCTGGCGGCGGACACATGGTGAGCGGGGAGACAGGACCATGGACAGGCACAGCGTGCCTGGACGGGGGACTGTCGCTCACGCTCCAGTCCACGGCCTATGTGCCCCGTCGGGGCACATTTTGTCCGTTTCCATCCCCATGTGGGGCCGTCGGCCCCACTTTGACCCGGGGTTGTTAAAACCCCGGGCCGTGGACTGGACTGGTCCGCACCCGAAGGTGCGTCCCAGACCCCATACTTATGCGGCTCGCCGAGCCGCCGTATCGAGGGGGGTCGGGGTTTTGAGAACCCCTCCCCCACCCAAGCCACACCCCCGACCCCCCGAGCGGGGGTCGCGAGGGGGGCAAGGCCCCCCTGCACAGGTCAGGGGCCCTGAAGGCCCCTGACCTCATGGCGCGCGCCGCGCGCCTATATGGGGAAGAACAGTTTAAAAACGCTCGCCAAAGCTGTCAAATCGGCGACGTAGATTTGTCGACATTTGAGAAGCGGAGGCTTCCCTCCGGATAACCGGAGCAGACCTCCGGTACGGAGTTATCCACAGGCACCTGTGGATAACCGCCTCCGACTCCCCGGAGCCGTAGACTGCTAGCACCAAAGTGCTAGCAGTCAGGGGGGTGCAGTGGCCCACAGGATCGTCGGGGGCTCCAGCCCCTCCCGGGACCGCCGCCGCTCCATGGCGTCGGCGGAGCACGCCAAGGACATCATCCTGGCCGGCCTGCGGTCCGGTCTGACGGTCAAGAGGGCCGCGGAGGCGGCGGGCCGTCAGGAGACGACGTACCACTACTACCGCCGGTCCGACCCGAACTTCCGGACCATGGCCGACGCCGCCCTCCAGGCGGCGCGCGAGGGCCACAAGCCCGGGCAGACACCCGTGCCGGACTTCCCGGAGTTCTGCGAGACGTACCTGGGGACCAGGCTCTTCTGGCACCACTTGCAGTGGTACGACATGTTGGAGGGCAGGGAGCCCCGCGACCTGCACGACGCGCAGATCTTCGAGCCGCGCGAGCCGGACAAGATCCTGGTCAACACTCCTCCCGAGCACGGGAAGAGCATGACCCTGACGATCAACTACGTGACCTGGCGCATTGTGCAGGACCCGAACATCAGGGTCCTGATCGTCTCCAAGACCCAGGACATGGCCAAGAAGTTCCTGACGGCGATCAAGGATCGCCTCAGCGAGAACGAGGCGTACCGCCAGCTCCAGATGGACTTCGGCCCGCCCGGTGGCTGGGCCGAGGGCGCCGCCCGGTGGGCGGCCGACGCCATCTACGTGGCCGGCAGGGATGCCGGCGAGAAGGACCCGACGGTCCAGGCGCAGGGCATCAAGGGCCAGATCTACGGCTCGCGCTGCGACCTGGCCATCATGGACGACTGCGTGGACCATACGAACCACCACGACTTCGAGAACCAGATCGACTGGATTCAGAACCAGGTGGCCTCCCGCGTCGCGGACGCGGGGGGGCGCATGCTGCTCATCGGCACGCGCATGAACACCGTGGACCTGTACTCGGAGATCCGGCGCCCGCAGTACTACGTGGAGGGCGAGAGCGACTGGACGTACCTGTCGCAGCCAGCCGTGCTGGAGTACGCGGACGACCCGAAGGACTGGAAGACGCTCTGGCCGCTGACCAACCGGCCCCCGGTGAGCATCCGGGGCCGCAAGGCGGCCGAGGCCGAGGGCTGGCCGAGGGACGGTCTGTGGCCGATGTGGCACGGCGCCGCCCTGGCCAAGAAGCGGCGCGGCATGCGCGCTCGCAACTGGTCCATGGTCTACATGCAGGAGCAGGTGGCCGAGGACAGCGTCTTCAAGCAGGAGGACGTGCAGGGCTGCGTGGACCGAGCCCGGTATCCCGGGCGCCTGATGGCCGGCCAGTCCGACCATCGTCGTTTCGGCATGGACGGCGTGATCGTCATCGCCGGTATCGACCCGGCCGCCGCCGGGTACACGGCGATGCAGGTCTGGGCGCTGGACCGGCAGACCGGCGTGCGGTGGGTGTTGGAGATCGTGAACAGGCGGCAGATGCCGCCGCACGACATGCGCGCGGAGATGAAGCGCATCACCGAGCGCTACGGCGTGTCGGAGTGGCGCGTGGAGAAGAACGCCTACCAGGCGTCCATCGTCCAGGACGCGCTGATCCGCGACATGCTCCACGCGCGCGGCTGCATCATCAGCCCGCACCACACGAACGGCAACAAGTGGGACGCCGATTTCGGCGTCGCCTCGATGGCCAGCCTCTTCGAAGGCTGGCGCGAGGGGCGCAACCTGATCCGCCTGCCGTCGCAGACGCAGTCGGAGCCGGTGCGGAACTTCATTGAGCAGCTGGTGGCGTGGAGTCCGGAGACCAAGGGCCTGACCGACACGGTCATGGCCGCGTGGTTCGTGGAGATCCGCTGCCGTGAGCTGATGATGGACGGCTCTTCGAGCTGGCATGCGGACGTGAACGAGTTCATGTCCGACCGCGACCGCGAGGGCCAGTTCGTGATCGATCTGGAGATGGCTCTCGCCTCCGGCGAGATCCAGGCATGGGATGGCAGGTTCTGATGGCAACCCCGATGACGGCGGACCAGTTCCTGGCCGCCCTGAAGGCCGAAGGGCTCCACGTCGTGGAGCACGCCGGATGGCGTGACCACAACCGCAACGGGCACGGCGGCTGGGGCCCGATGAACGGCGTGATGATCCACCACACCGCCGGGTCGGCGCCCGGCGACGGGAGCGTGGTCTGGTCGGGCCGCTCCGACCTGCCGGGGCCGCTGGCCCACGGTTATCTCGCCAAGAGCGGCACGGTGACCATGACGGCCAACGGCCGTGCCAACCATGCCGGAGGCGGCGACGCGGCCGTTCTGGCGGCCGTGGTCGCCGAGAGGACACCCCTGCCGGCCACACACCACCACGAGGGCTCCTCGAGCGCCGTGGACGGCAACGCGCACTTCTACGGCCTGGAGATCTCGAACCAGGGCACGAAGAGCGATCCGTACCCGGCGGAGCAGTACCGCTCTGCGGTGCGGTGGGCGGCGGCGATCTGCCGCCATCACGGCTGGTCGGAGAAGTCTGTGATCGGCCACAAGGAGTGGTCGGACTGGAAGTCCGACCCGAGCTTTGACATGACCGAGTTCCGCGCTGCCGTGGCCGCGTGTCTGGCGGCCAAGCCCGGCGTCTGGGGCGCCCCCAAGGCGCCTGCGGCGCCCATCGAGACCAAGGAGGACGCCGTGGCTCTGACCAAGGCGGACGCCATCACCGTGTGGGGCTACAAGAACCGCACGGCGGGAGACGAGCACGACATGCATGCCGCGTTGGTGAATGCGGAGAAGAACAGTGCGGCGGCGCTGGCCGCCGTGCAGGAACTCGCGGCGAAGCTGGACGCCCTCGCGGCCAGGCTCGCAGGCTGAGTGCTAGCGCTTTCGCGCTAGCACTTCGGGTATAACAGGGCGTAAGGAGGTGGCGCGTGGCTGATGTGATGGTGGCGACAGACACGGACCGCATGGTCCGGGTGGCTCGGCGGGTCGCCTCGCTGCGCGCTCTCCACTCCGAGCGCGATGCGCGCCACCAGCTGGTGCACGACGTGCGCGCAAGCAAGATCCAGAACGTGCAGCCCGGCAGCCTGCCGGACGCGTGGCCGAAGCCGATCGTGGCCAACGTGCTGGACACGTCCGCCCGGCAGTTGGCGGAGAACCTGGCGGCGCTGCCGTCGATCAACTGCGCCACCGGCGTCACGACCTCGGATCGTGCGAAGAAGTTCGTGGCGAAGAAAACCAAGGTCGCGTACTCGTACGTCATCGAGTCCGAGCTTGAGGCCCGGATGGCGCAGGCCTGCGACTGGTACGTCACCTACGGCTCGCTGCCGATCATCGTGGAGCCGGCCTGGACCTTCGGCGGCCCGCGCATGCGGTTCGACAATCCCATGGGCTCCTACCCCGAGTTCGACCGCTGGGGCAACGTGCGCAGCTACACCAAGGTGTGGCGCGAGAAGGCGATCCAGATTGCCCAGAAGTTCCCGGAGCTGCGCGACCGGATCTACGGTCGCGACTGGGCGAACCGCCAGGGGTGCTCCGATGAGGCGGAGCTGGAGGTCGTGAAGTTCCAGGACGAGACCTCCACGATCCTCTACATGCCCGAGCGCAGGAACCTCGTGCTCATGGAGGCGCCGAACCCGCTCGGGAAGTGCCCGGTGCGCGTGGCGGTCAAGCCGTCCTTCGATGAGCAGGACCGCGGCCAGTTCGATGACGTGATCTATCCGCACCTGGCCAGGAACCGTATCGCGATGCTGGGCCTGGAGGCCACGAACCAGACAGTCCGCAGTCCGCTGGCGGTGCCGCCGGACGTGCAGAAGATCAGCTTCGGCGACAACGCCGTCCTGAGGACGGCCAACCCGGACAAGATTCGCCGCGTCGGCACGGACGTGCCGGTGGCGGCGTTCC